TTTTCTGTTTGCCATTTGTAGCTTTTGCACACGGGGCAGCTTTTAGGATTTTCTTTCTGGCTGCTCCATTCATACCCGCATCTTTTACAAATATGTTTTGTTTTTTCCATGATGTTTTCTCCTTCCGGCTGAGGAAACAGGATTAATGCCGAATTTATCAGCTATTGTTTGTGTTGCGCTCCACCATAGGCCGCCAACATTTTCCGTAATTGTTGCCATTTTTTGGCCGGGGATAACCTGTGCACGATTTATAATATTTCCATGCTTCCAATATGCCGCTCGCTGGCTATGCCCATTTCCGCCTTCCGCAAATTTGATAGCCCCTTTTCTGCTTTTAGCGATCAATTGCTTCATAATTTTTCCTCCTTTAAAGTTATTTGCCTATATATACAGCAATCCCTGTGCCAATTACCATCATAATCAATAATAAATTTATTAGAGTGATAAATCGTATAGTTATGGAGTGCAATAAAATAATAGTAAAATGTAAAATATAGCAAAAGTGGGGAATATCGCCAGTTAATATACTATGATTTATTATGATAATCAATGTAAATCAAGCACTTATGATATGGTGAAAATGACCAATTTGACACAAAATAGAGTTAAGTAATTAATAAATAAAGATAATCACTAAAACAAATGGTGAAAATCCCCAAAACAAGAAATAACAGCCGAATAAAAAATGTTACACTTATAAAATGGGGTCAATCAATAATATATCCCAATAGATAACTACTCACAGCACACCTCAAAATGTTACAAAACACCATATATATAATGATAAGTACCGCTAGTGTCTGTCCATAGTGTAGCGAAGCGTAACGCCGGACGGAGAGTAAATAACTGATTAGTACAAATAAACTAAAAGAGGCGATCAGATGCGAGAGAGCGCAAACACTAAAACAAGCCAAGCCCCAGTTAGTAGAGACAATCCTCAAGAGCCAAAAAAAACCAGAAAACCAAAAAATAGCAAGTATAATAGAAAGAAAATCATTGCGTTAGCCAGCCAAAATGTTCCTCAACATCTAATTGCTAAAGATCAGAACGTCAGTGAGTCTACAATATCAAAGTTTCTAGCAAGAGTTAAGCCAGAATTAAAGCAAATACAACAATATAGTAATATTAAAGCGGATGTACTAGCTCAATCACAACTAAAAAAACAAACCATCGAAAATATCATAACTGATAACTGGCTAAACAATCCTGAAATTATAACAAGTCAAGATGTAAGATTACAAAAAGAAGTCTTAGTCGCTTTACAGGGCGGTAAAACATACGATCATAACGCCGAAAGGCTAGAGCGTGGCAAATCAACAAGTAATATTGCACAGTTACACGCAGATATAGCTAAGATAAGACAATTAGATATTGAGGATGAGTACCAAGATGATTGTGTTAATAATAGCTAGTTCAAATATAAATGTATAATCATATCAATATGTTAAGCGTATTGGTGTCCTATAACCTGTATTATGTCTACATGAACAAGTGATTATAAGCTAAGTAATTGAAATATAAGGTATAACAGGGCAAAAATGAGATTAAGAGCGGGATAAAGTAGGGGGGGTAAGGTCAAAAATAGAAGTGAGTGTTATGATTCTATACCCCTTCTAAATATCCGGTTTACAAAAGAGTTTTTACATGACCGATGAGCGTAAGCGGATAATAGAGTTTCGGAATAAGAACAGGTGTTTTTTTTGGAAGCCTTATCCGTGGCAGATTCGGACGTTGGAGATGATACGGGGAAAGAACACTACCGCAGCGATAGCGACCAATAAGATTGGCAAGACCGCTGGCGGAGCGAATATAGTTATCAGTTGGGCGTTGGGTTACGAACCGTGGACACAGGGATATGATTCTACGCTTTTGGATGCGATTCAGGTTGGGGGTCAGTGGTATAGGAAGTCGTCTTTGGGGATTGAGCCGCCTGTTAACATAGTGATTACGGGAGAGGATTGGAAGGCGCACTTAGGACGGACGATAGTAACCGAGTTGAAGAAATGGTCGCCGGAGGGGTTTTACACCACAAAGAAAAATGAGCAGGGGGTTGAGTATTACTGGGAGTGGTTCAACAAGTCCACTTTTATTCTTATGTGCTACACGCAGGATGACGACCTGTTCGAGTCCTTTAGGGCGCAGGGGGCGTGGGAAGATGAACCGCCTCCGAAGTCGAAGCATGTTGCCTTATCAAGAGGACTCTTGTTGGACAACGGCAAGACGTACATGAGTCTGACTCCTATCAAGGAGCCGTGGATTCTGGATGATATTGTCCTGTCGGGTAGAAGGGATGTCGGAATTATTGATGGACTTTCTATTTTAGATAATCCTGACCTAGTTAAATCAGAGAAGAAAGTTTTGACGGAGTTAGGATTAGATGAAGGCCAGATTTTAAAATATTACGACTTTTTACTGTTTGATAATGCCGAGAAAAGAACGCCTGTTTCCGATCAGGGAAAGAGGGCGGATGATTTTTTGATTTCGATTGTGCCCGAAGATAAACAGTCGGACATTTCTAAATTAAAGATTTTGAAGTTTATCAAGGATATTGACCCGTCCGATGTGCCTCCGAGGGTATTCGGACAGTTCAAGTCTTTGGTTGGAAGGGTGTTAAAGGAATATTCACCTGAAGTTCATCTTGTTAAGCCGTTTGAAATTCCTACCGATTGGCCTGTGGTGGCGATGATTGACTTTCATTTAAGTACCCCACAGGCTGTTTCCTACTGGGCTGTGAACAAACAGGATTTGAAATATTGCATAGCGGAGATGTGGAAGAACTGTTCGGCGGAAGAAATCGCCGATGACATTATAAGAAAAACCAAGTTCTACGGGTGGAAACTCGAAAACGCCTTTATTGACCCTCTTTCTAAGGGCGATACGGCTTATATCAGAAACAGAATGGGGACTGATGTTCAGGACACTTATTCTATTATTCAGGAAAAACTGCTTGAACACGGCATTACGCTGAATGTGGCCTCTAAAGATAAGGATTCAGGAACGAAAAACCTTCAAACATGGCTCAAAGGGGTCAACGGACTGCCGACTTTGTATATTTTTGATACCTGCGAACGGTTTCAATATGAAGTTTTACGGTGGGTCTATGACGACAACGGAAAACCGATAAAGGAAAACGATCATTTTATGGAAAATGCGTATCGGTTTACTCTTACGGGAACAAAATACGAGGATTACGTCATTAATCCCGTCCCACAACGCTTAAATACAAATTGGATGGCGGCATGAGCGATAAAACAGGCGATAAATTTATTGATGAAGCAAAAGAACGCTACAAAGTGGCGGTTGATGGTTGGAAGGACATCTACGACCAAGCCCGTGAGGACTTAAAATTCACCTATGATGTGGATAACGGTCAGTGGGAGCAGGAAGTCTTAAATAAGCGTGCCGGACGACCAACGATAACCGTAAACAAACTACAAAAATTTGTCCGTCAGTCAAGGGGTGACTTCGGGATGAACCGCCCGTCAATGAAAGTCATTCCTGTTGATGACAAGGCTGATGTTCAAATGGCGGAACTATATAACGGGATTTTAAGACAGATAGAATATACCTCTAATGCCCCGATAGTCTACGATACTGCGTATATGTACGCTCTTTCCAGTTCTGTCGGTTTCTGGCGGTTACTCACAGAGTATTCCGGTGAAGATACCTTTAATCAGGATATTAAAATTCAGCGGATTTTAGACCCATTTTCGGTGCATTTTGACCCGTTTGCTAAGGAGTTCAACCTTGAGGACGCTGAATTTTGTTTTATTGAAACCCTTATGGACGAGGAAGCGTTTAAGAAAAAATACCCAAAATCCGACTTGATTAATTTTGACGGCGACCCGTCAGTTTTCGGTGAATGGATTAAGGACAAAAAAGTCCGTCTTTGCGAATACTACAAAAAAGAATATTTCAAGAAAAAAATAGCCCTCCTCTCTGACGGCCAGACCATAGAATTAAATAAAGAAAACATTCAAGTCCTCCCTCTTAGCGGTCTTACGGTCGTCAGGGAGAGGGAGATAAGTGCTCACAAGGTTAAGTGGTATCTTATTAACGGATTGGAGGTTCTTGAGGAAACCGAATGGGCAGGAAGCGGAATACCCGTGATTCCGATGTTCGGGGATGAGGTCATTGTTGACGGAAGGCGATATTATTTATCGCTGATTCGTGGGGCAAAAGGTTCACAACAGATGTATAACTACTGGGCTTCCGCCGCCACAGAAAACGTCATGCTTACCCCCAAGACACCGTTTATTCTGGATCACCGCCAGATTAAGGGATTTGAGAGGGAATGGGAAGATTCCAATATTAACCCAAGAGTCTATTTGAGATACAACGCCGTTCCCGGGTTACAAAAACCGCAAAGAGAATCACAGACACAAGTTCCTGCTGCAATTATTAACATGATGCAGTCCACAGCTTACGACATTGAAGATCATCTTGGAAGATATGAAGCGTCTAAGGGCGACACCTCAAACGAGAGAAGCGGGAAAGCGATTATAGCCCGAATAGCCCAGTCTGAAAAAGGCACTTACACTTTTGTGGATAACGCCGCACGGTCTATTATCGCAGGGTTAAGACAGATAGTGGAACTCATTCCCAAAATCTACGACACACCGAGAGCGTTAAATATACTGGGGGAAAATGGGGAGCGTGGCGTGGTTCAGGTGAACCAACCCATAGTGGATGCCCAAGGCAATGATGCCATCGGTAATGATTTATCCGTAGGAAAGTACGATGTCATAGCGACAGTCGGTGCTTCCTTCGGTTCAAAGAGAGAGGAAATGGTGAAAATGCTCATCGAGGCATCACAGTATGCCCCGATGCTTGCCCCTGTCATTATACCATTTGTGTTCAAGTATTCCGATTGGCCCGGAGCGCAGGAAGTGTTTGCGGCGATTCAGCAGACCGTTCAGGCGCAACAGCAGGCAGCCGTAAATGAACAGGTAAATAATCAGGGAATAGAAAGTGCCGCCTATCAACAGGTGAGGCAATAATCGCTTTATAGCGCAAATCGTCATTAGACGCAAAGGAGAACAAAATGCCAGAAGAAGTTACGACAGTAGTCGCACAGGAAGAAAAAGAAGAAGGGGAAATTAATCAGACCGAAACTACAACGGAAGAACCTATACAAGAAGAAGCCGCACAAGAGGAATCTGATGAGATTAAGCTACCGTCACCTAAGAAAAAGACCGCTGAAGACAGAATAAAGGAACTGACTTATAGGTGGCGTGAAGAACAGCGAAAAAATGAGCAGTTAAGAAAGGAAAAGGAAACACCTCAAAACCAGACACAAATAGACCGTCCCAAAATCGAGCATTTCAACTCACAGGAAGAATACGAAGATGCTTTGCTTTCATGGCATGAGTCCAAGAAAGAAAAAGAGCGCACAGAGGAAAAACAAAAGACAGAAATAAAGCAGGCTGTCGAGAAGTTTGAGGAGAAGGCGGTCAAATTAAGAGAAGTTTACCACGATTTTGATGAGGTTATCAACCTATTTCCTTCAACGGAAACAATGCGACTCACTTTATTAAAAAGTGATGAGGGTGCTTTGATGGCCTACTATTTGGGAAGGCCGGAGAATCACTCTCTTGCTGAACGGATAGCGAATCAATCCCCCGAAAAACAAATATATGAACTCGGAAAACTTGAGACAAAACTCATTCTTGCACAAAAGCAGACAAAGACGACTAAAGCCCCCGAACCGGTCAAGCCGGTGGGAATGGGAGCACCGCCTGTTGATGAATCCGCTTTAAGTGATGATGAGTGGTTCAAACTCCAACAGCAACGGAGATTGGAAAATATACAAAAGAAATATGGAGGATAAAATAAATGTCACACACAATTAAAACCCTTTCGGTAGGTGATATTACCCGAAAGGCTTTAGAAATACTGCACAACAACCTTGTTTTCGTCAAGACGATAAATCGTCAGTATGATGACAGGTTCGCCCGTGCAGGAGCGAAAAACGGAGGCACGCTGTATATCCGTGAACCCAACCAGTTCACCGTTAGAACCGGTGCGGTCATGGACACGCAAGACGTTACCGAATCCACACAGACTTTGACCCTCGCCACCCAGAAGGGTGTTGATGTCAATTTCTCGTCTGTGGAACTGACTCTTTCGTTGGATGATTTTGCAGAAAGAATTTTGAACCCCGCTATGAAACGTCTGGCGGCTGAAGTGGATAAAACCGTTATCGCCGGTTGCTATCCCGAAGTTTACAATCTCGAAAACACGACCTTCGGCACAAAACCGGTTCTTGCCGATATTATGTCAGCCCGTGCCTTACTGAACAAAGGTCTTACCCCGTCCGGTGACAGAGTGATTATGACCGAATCCCTCGCCGCTAATTCGATTATCTCGGACGGCAAGGCTCTTTATAATCCCGCCAGCGAAATTTCACGGCAGTACGAAAGCGGTTTAATCGGAACTATCGGCGGATTCAAGTTCTATGAATCTGAAATGACACCGACCCATACCTGCGGTACTCGTACAGACACAACCCCGACCTGCAACACATCTGCGACCTCTACCTCTTTCTCGCAGGGCGGAACGACCATCAAGCTGTCTGCCGGTGCAACCGGTACGACACTGCTTCCCGGTGATACTTTCACGATTGCCGGACTGTATGCGGTCAATCCCGAAACCAAGGCGGTTTACAGTCACCTTCAGCAGTGGTCAGTCACGGCGACAGCCGATGTTACCACGACCACCACAACCGTTTATGTTTCTCCAGCGATTTACACAAGCGGAGCGAAGCAGAATGTTTCCGTTGTAACGGCGACAGCCGCAGCTGCAGTCATTAACCTGACTGCCGGAGGTTCTGGTTCGGCGGGAGTTAGTTATGTCCATACCCTTGCGTATCACAAGGATGCGTTTACTTTCGTGACCGCAGACCTTGAAATGCCGCAGGGTGTTGACTTTGCTTCCCGTAAGGTTATTGACGGTATTTCCCTGAGAATCGTCCGTCAGTACGATGTTGTCAACGACAAATTCCCATGCAGAATTGATGTTCTGTTTGGATACAAGTGCATTAGACCGGAGTGGGCTTGCAGACTTAGCTCATAAGGAGGGCAACTATGACTGATATTAATAGAATTGACAAGGGTTGTGATGATGGAAACGTCTTAGGACAGGCAACAACATCCAAGATAGGTTTCTATGGAATCACACCCACCGTTCAACAGTCCGCCCTTACGACTGAACTTGATGCTGTCACATACACGACAGCTTCAGCCTACGCCACAACTATCACTCAAATTGCCGCATCCTCTTTCGGTTTTGTTGATACAGCCGAAGCCCAGACATTCCTGATGGTTGTCCAGAACATCCAGAAAAGAATAGGAGACATTGAGTCTAGGTTGAGCACATCCGGTTTAATTGCCGGTGGAACCGCCATTACCGATGCCTCTCTGGGAATATACGACATTGTAGGCTTTGGCACTGATGATGGTTCTTATTTTGGTCAGGACAGTTCCGAGAAAATTTCTTTTTGGGGTACTGCTCCGGTTGTTCAGATGACCGCATTGACCACCTGTGCGACAACTATTGCGTTGACTGCTTTGACCTGCACGGCAGATTACACGATTGCAACCTTAGTCACCGGCGCAACGGCCTTTGGATTTGCGACTCTGGAAGATGCCGCTTCTGTTCTGCATCGTTTATCTAATTTGCAGACAAAAATCGGTGAAGTTGAAGATAGACTTGCACAGATAGGCGTGATTACTGGTGGAACGGCTCTGACCTCCACCACGAAGTATGACTATCTGGATAAGGGTAATTCCGATGGTACGATTATGGGCAGAAGCTCCAGCGTGAAGCTCGGTTTTTGGGGGACAACTCCCTGTGACCAACCTTCAGCTCTAACAACTGCGGAAACGACCATTACTATTACATCCATATCAAGCACGACAACCGATTACGCAATCGCTGACCTTCTAGCGACTGCGGCGACATGGAGATTCACGACCGCAACGGCAGGATATGTCACGCTGTTGTGTATTCAGAATGCACAGATCAGAATGGCGGAAATTGAGGCAAGACTTGAGGAACTGGGTCTTGTGGCTGCAAACTAATTGAACTAAGGGACGGGGCAACCCGTCCCCTATTATAAATATGAACAAAGCTATCTTCATCACCGTTAGAACAGGCTCGACCCGCTTGCCCTACAAGGCACTTATTAAAATCAACGGGAAGCGAGCCATTGAATATGTGATTGAACGGGTGAAGGGCTTGGGTTATCCCGTGATTCTCTGCACAACGGAAGAAACTGATGATGACACTCTTTGCCTTCTGGCAATGCAAAACAATATCAGGTTTTTCAGAGGGTCAACGGAAGATAAATTAATGCGGTGGTACAAGTGCGCTGACCACCATGATGTTGATTTTTTTGTATCAGCGGACGGGGATGATATTTTGGTCAGTACCGAGTTAATTAAACTCGCAATGGAAACAGACCTTGATTTTATCGAAGCACATTCCGCCCCTTGTGGCGCATTCAGTACAGGAATTAAAACTTCTGCTTTGAAAAAAGTCTGTCATGCAAAAAAAACCAACGATACGGAAATGGTGAGCGATTATTTTAAAACCCTATGTAACAGCGGGGAAATTGACGTACCGGAGAAATACAAAAGACCATATCGGATGACATTGGATTACAAGGAAGATTTGCTGTTTTTTCAAAATGTAATTTCCAATATACCTGAACCTTATACATTGGATGATATTATTGAGTATTTGGACACACACCCAGAAGTAATAGCAATCAACAACGATTGTCAACAGATGTATCTCGACAATCAGAAAGCGAAAACAAAACTGGTTATATGAAAATACTCTTAGTTGTTTATGACAACGATTCATACATTCACTGGTTTCCTCATGGTCTGGCGTATATCGCTGCTGCGCTCAAAGAACATGATGTAGTCGTCTATAACAAGGATATTTACCATTATCCTGAAGAACACCTGACGGACTACCTAAATAAAAACCATTTTGATGTTGTCGGTATGGGCGTGATCGCTGGTTACTGGCAATATCAGGAGTTATTGAGGGTATCAAGAGCTATCAATAATTCCAAACAAAAGCCCTTTTTTGTATTGGGCGGTCACGGTGTTTCACCTGAACCCTTGTACTTTCTTGAAAAGACGAAAGCGGATGCCATCGTCATCGGGGAAGGGGACGAAACCATTGTTGAATTAATAGATGTTATTCAAAATAGAGATATATTAGCAGACGTAAAGGGAATCGCCTATAAAACGGATTGGGGTTATAATGGTGGAGTATTCTATTATGTAAACGAAAGACGAAAACAAATACAGGATATTGATTCACTTCCTTTTCCGGCATGGGACAAGTTCCCGATTGATTATTACTCTTTAATCAGAGAACCGCACATCAAAAACAATGAAAGGTGTATGCCGGTCATTACTGCCAGAGGATGTCCGTTCAAATGTAATTTCTGTTACCGAATGGAAAAAGGCGTGCGGTTGCGTTCTGTTGAATCTATCGTCGAAGAAATTTCCATTTTAAAGAAAGACTACCATATATCGTATGTCACATTTACCGATGAACTCCTAATGACCTCGGAAAAAAGAACAGACGCTTTATGTGAGGCGTTTATGGACTTGAAAATTAGGTGGAGTTGCAATGGTAGATTAAATTTTGCCACACCCGAAATTATACGGAAAATGAAACGAGCAGGGTGTGTATTTATAAACTACGGGATTGAGTGTCTTGACGATCAAATTCTTGAAAACATGAACAAAAAACTGACCGTCGAACAGATACACAAAGGAATAAAAACAACCTTACAAGAAGGTGTGTCACCGGGATTCAATATCATATTCGGAAATATCGGAGAAAATAAAAAGACGTTACAGGCGGGTGTTGATTTTCTCCTTCGATATGACGACCATTCGCAGTTGAGAACCATCCGTCCTGTAACCCCCTATCCGGGGTCTGATTTATATTACCTTGCCATCGAGCAGGGTTTGCTTCGAGGCGTTGAGGATTTTTACGAAAGAAAGCACATGAACTCCGATTTATTATCGGTCAATTTCACGGAACTTTCTGACGATGAATTTAACTCATGTTTATTTGAAGCAAATAAAACGCTCATTGAAAATTATCATAACCACCTTAAAGAACAGCAGATTAAGCAATTTAAAAATCTGTATTTTAATAAAGACTATTCTTTCAGGGGGTTACGGCAGACATGAATCCATCGAAGTATCTTGGTAACGAAAAGAAATATCTGGAACAGGTTTTAAATTCTGAAACATGGTCGGGGACATTAGGTAACTGGAATAACAATCTTGAAAGGAAGTTTGCTGACCGGTTCGGTATGAAATACGCCATTGCCATGAACTCCGGCACAGCAACGCTTCATTCGGCACTTGCCGCTTATAACATCGGAATTGGGGATGAAGTAATTTCTCCAGCACTAACAGTTATCATGGATTCCACAGCAACGCTTCACGCTGGAGCTAAACCTGTTTATGCGGACGTTGACCGAAAGACATTTAATATAGACCCGCAGGATATTGAACGGAAAATAACCCCGAAAACAAGAGCTATTATTGTGGTTTCCCTCTACGGATTGCCCTGCGATATGTATGAAATCATGCGTATTGCTAACAAGCATAATCTGGTTGTTATTGAGGACAATGCCCAATGTGTGTTGGGAAAATACATGGGACGGTTGGCTGGAACACTTAGTCATATTGCTTCATTTAGTTTTGAAAGCTCAAAACATCTTTCCTGTGGTGAAGGTGGAATAGTCGTAACCAATGATGAGATTGTGGCGGAACGGGTCAGGAAAATAGCAGGTCATGGATATAAAAACCTGAAGGCGGAAGAAGGCCGTGTCCGATTGAACGCTGATGAATTTCAAAAACCATCTTATAAACGTCACGACACAATAGGTTGGAATTACCGGATGCCGGAATTTAACGCAGCGATTGCACTAGCTCAATTAGAAAGAATAGATGAACTGGTCGGAATGAGAATCAAATCGGCTAATATGTTTTTAGATGTCATTAAAGACTCCAGCCTTTTAACGCCCCAATATGTACCCGAAGGTTACGAAAATTCCTATTACACATTGGCGTGTGTTTACAACGGGGAAAATTGGGAAGCATTTAGAAAAAGGTATATCAAAAACGGCGGTGACGGAATCTACGGCGCAAACTCCATACCCTATCAGGAGCCGGTATTAAAAGATGACAATATCAGTTGTCCGGTAGCGGAATATCTTCAATCAAGGATGATGCAGTTTAAAACGAATTACAGGGACATGGAACTGGCAAAACTAAAAGCGGATTCCCTTTATAAAACATTAAAGGAAGTTGCATGAAAATTATTGTGACAGGTTCTAAAGGGCTTATCGGGACAGAAGTAACGAGATACCTTAAAGAAAAACATGATGTCGTGGAATACGATATTACACTGGGACATGATTTATGCAGTGAAAATTCAGTCAGGATTTTATTTAAAAATCAAGCGGATGCCCTTGTTAATTTATTCGCAATTAATGACCATGTTGTAAACGGACGCAAAGCAGGAATTTATGATGTTACCCTTGAATCTGTGAATGACTATCTTCAGACCAATGTAACCAGTTTATTTTCGGTATGCAGGGAATATGCCAGAAACAACAAAAAAGGATGTATAGTTAATTTCGCTTCAACCTACGCTCTGAACGCACCATTAAGAGAAAAACATATCGGGTACACTACTTCTAAGGCTGCGGTAGTGATGTTGACAAAACATCTTGCAGTAGAACTTGCACCTGACATTCGGGTCAACTGTATTGCCCCCGGAGGAGTTTTAAATAATCAGCCGGAAGAATTTATCAAATATTATTCCGAAGAAGTACCTTTAAAAAGAATGATGTCAAAAGGTGAACTCAATAAAATAGTGGAGTACCTGTGTAGTGATGATTCGTCTTATGTCACCGGTTCGGTATTCTCAATAGACGGAGGGTGGACTGCTTGGTAAATCCTGTTTACATGATTGCGGAAATCGGGATTAATCACAATGCCGATTTACAGATTGCCAAAAGACTGATTGACGCTGCATTTGCCTGTGGTTGGGATTGCGTGAAATTTCAAAAAAGGAATCCTGATATTTGTATTCCTGAAAGCCAGAAACAGGTCATGCGGAAAACGCCGTGGGGTGAAATGACTTATATTGACTATAAATGGTTAATAGAGTTTGGGGAAGAAGAATACGACTATATTGATAAATACTGCAAGGAAAAGCCTATTCACTGGTCGGCTTCGCCGTGGGACTTGGATTCAATTCAGTTTTTAAAAAATTATGACATTCCCTTTATCAAAATTCCTTCGGCAATGGTTACGAATATTGAATACTTAGAGGCCATAGCGAATTTCGGGAAACCGGTTCTGTTATCCACCGGAATGAGTACCATTGAGGAAATTGATAATGCTGTAAAAATACTTAAAAATACTGACTTGGCATTGATGCACTGTAATTCAACTTATCCCACTCCACCGAATGAATGTAACTTACGAACCATCACATTTCTTCAAAACCGGTACAAACTGCCCGTAGGGTATTCAGGACATGAACAGGGATTAGAACCTTCTGTAATCGCTGCTTCTCTGGGGGCAAAAATAATCGAAAGGCACATTACTTTAGACCATACCATGTGGGGAACAGATCATCCGGCATCTTTAGAAATTCATGCAATGGATATGCTGAAAAAGAGAATAATGGAAGTAATGAAGTGCATGGGTGATGGGGTTAAGAGGGTTACTGACGGAGAGGAAAAAATACGGGAGAAACTACGAGGTTGAAAATATTTTGCGATATAGACGGTACGATTTGCAGTCAGGAATCCGACTATTCCAATGCAAACCCTATACCCGAAAAAATCAAAATTATGAACGACCTGTACGATAAGGGACATACAGTCATTTACTGGACTGCAAGAGGAACTGAAACAGAAATAAATTGGCGTGATATTACGGAAAAACAGTTTCAGGAGTGGGGAATTAAATATCACGAATTACGGTTTGGAAAACCCGCCTACGATGTTCTTATAGACGATAGGGCAATAAAATCAGTTTATGAAATGTTACTTATGTAATTCCCAAAAATATAAAGTGCGTTCAGGAAAAGTCAGAGATGACTATAAGGCTGAAATCAGAGAATGTAAATGCGGCCTTGTTTATCTGGCAAATGTAAAATCCTGTAATTATGAAAAATCAGAGATGCGTGTCAATGATTCCCTAGAGGAAGTGCAAAGGGATGATTTAAGGCGTTTCGAGTACGTTAGGGGAGCTATCAGAAACAAGAATGTTCTAGATTTCGGTTGCGGACTGGGCGGTTTTATAGCGCACGTTGAAACAATAGCGAATAGAGTCTGTGGGGTGGAAGCGGATAAACACCTGATTGGTGGTAATGTTTATAAAAGCATTAAGGAAGTTGAAGGAAGGTTTGATGTCATTACAGCGTGGCACGTTATTGAACACCTTCCCGACCCGATTAAAACCCTAAAAGAGCTAAAAGAAAAACTGACCGGTTATTTATATATCGAAGTTCCTAACGCCGATGATGCTCTTTTAACACTGTACCAAAACAAGGCATTTTCTGAATTTACCTATTGGAGTTGTCACCTTCATTTATTTAATTCAAATACTTTAAGGTCACTGCTGCAAAAGGCAAATTTAGAAATAGACTATATTGAACACATTCAGAGATACCCATTATCTAATCATCTTTACTGGTTGGCAAATGGTAAAGCAGGTGGTCATAAAATATGGCCTTCTCTGGATTCCAAGGATTACGAGCATAATCTGGCAAAACTAGGCATGACAGATACTTTAATTGCGAGGTGCAGATGAGTGATACCCCAAAAGTAAGAATAGAGCTTACACCCCATTGTTATGTCCCTGACAGACAAGTAAAAATCAACGTCAGGCGGACAAAGGCAAAAGACTATAAAAAAGCTACATGGGGAGTTTTCCGTTATCCGCCCTGTGCTGTTGTCGGCGGTGGTCTTTCAGTAAGTGCCTATTTGGAAACATTAAAAAACTGGCAGGGGGATATATTCGCCATCAACGACACGGCAGGTTATTTATCCGATAACGGAATTAAATGTTATCTCTTTGCCATAGATTGTACGCCTACTCAATTTAAAATAGGTGAAAATGTAAAAGGGGCTTTAATGGCGACACGCTGCCACAGAAACCAGTTTAAGCAATTCCCTTATGAAAAAATAATCGTTTTCGATATGGCGGAAGAAGATAACATCGGCGGTATTGAGGGCGGCCCGACAGCCGTTTGCAGAACCCCACACCTTCTTTTGAGAATGGGATATGCCAGTGTTCATTATTTCGGAATTGACGGGTCTTTTGTCGGACAATCCCATATCAACCAGAATCAAAAGTATGCCTACGACAAAATGATGGTGATTAAAGCCAATGGAAAAACCTATTTAACCAACGGAGCATTACAACTTCAAAATCAATACATGGTGAATGTCTTTAAAAAATACGGGCAATTTTTAATGAACCAATCTGAAGGACTTATCAAAGATTTACTCGCAGATAAAGATAATTGGGAAGTGGTCGCAGTATCAAAGGATTTAAAGGACGAATTTGACGCAGCAGGAAATACTATGTGGAACAAACCTTATACGTTCACGGCGACCGTTCCGGCATAAGGAGCAAATATGGCAACAGCAGGAGATATTATCAGTGCGTCTATGAATAAAATAGGCATTGCCACGCCTACCACAGCGCAGACAGCAACGGCACTTATTTCTTTAAATAATATGATGTCCATGTACGGTGCTGATTTAATGGCGCAATCATTGACAGCAGAATCAACAACTTTAGTAACAACAACGGCAGTATATACATGGGGAACGGCAGGTACATTTCTAACAACGGCAGTCCCTTTAAAGCTCGAATATTGTTATTTACGAGATTCTGACGGATTTGATTACCCTATTGACATCCTTTCCGTTAAGGATTTTTCAGAGATACACGATAGAGATGTATCTGCCCGACCAACATCCGTTTATTATTCTTATACAACAACCACCGGAACACTGACATTCAACCGTGTGCCGGATTATGCGTACACCTGTTATGTCGGTTCATGGAAAAACTTCACGGAGTTTGCAGCCACCACGACAGACTTAACCATGCCGAATGAATATAAGGAATTTCTTGTTTATAACCTTGCAGTAAGCTGTGCTGAAGATTGGGACAGGGTGGTCACTAAAACACTTTTTGCACGGGCACAGGAAACTAAAGAAAGTATTCAAAGACTATTAGCCTCACAAAAACCTCCTCCCATAGCTCAATTCGACATGGGAATTAAAGTCGGTTACGAAATTACAACAGACACATGGGTGGGATAAATGCCTGATTCAAGAAAAAAGCACGTTGAAATACCTTTTAACGGCAAACTTTTAACATACGAACCTGCCAGTATTGGAAATAATTTTCGTACATTAAAAAACTTGCGTTATACAGATACTCATTTAAAGGGCGTTGCAGGAAATACAAAAATTAACGCAACGGCTTTTACGGCTGCCATTAAAACACGAAACGCCCACCACTTTAGAAAAGTTCAACCTGCCGAATCACATCTTTTATTACAATGTTATACGACTGCGGAAACGACCTCTGGCATATATCAACTTACGGCTGCTATTCCAACCACAGGGGCTATTTCAACAACGGCGTTATGGACTGATTCTTCCGGTGCTTCAAGAGGTTATTTTTGTAACGCTCCCGATGGTCAGATGATTTACGCCAATAGTGTTGATACCTGTATATGGGGCGGTACTGAAATGAAAGTAGGTGCTTGTATTTCTTCTACCGCCGTGGTCGGTGATGACGGGTCAGCTACTTCACCGAAAGACTTTACCGAAGCCATGCAGAACACTAAAACTGACGCTGATAATATTTGTCATATCGGCGGCGGTCAGGATTCTTATTGTAAACTGTTGTGTCATTTTAACGGTGCAGATGCAGACACGGCAGACCAGACAGCAGCAACCGGACAGACAATTTCATTAGAGGGCAATGCCTGTTTAGACACAGCATATAGAAAATTCGGGACAGCCTCATTGTTGTTGGATGGGACGGGTGATTATTGCACAGTTCCTGATAGCGCAGATTGGTACTTTGCGGCAGGAAATTTTACGATTGATTTATGGTATCTTCCGTCTGCCGCAGGCACTCAAGGTTTTTGTGGTCAATTTGTTGATGCTAATAATTTTTGGTTTTTACGGAGAGCTACTAATTCAATTCAATTTTATATAAAAAGTGGTGGAGTAGTTAAGGCAAGTTATAGTAGTTCAGGCACAACCATTAATACAGGTACTTGGTATCACATTGAATTAGTACGCAATAGCACAAGGATTCTTGTTTTTATTAATGGAGTATCTCAATTAGTCATTGAAACAACGGCTATATTAACAAATGAAGTTCCAAATCTTGCGGCAGTATTAAGCGTGGGTGCTTGTACCGCTGGGGCAAGTGCCTATGAATCTTGTGTGGCTGGCTGGATAGATGAATTTAGAATATCTAAAGGAATCGCAAG